CTGTAATGTATTTCTAGTAGAGGTTAGAAACTTATTAATACGCTCTCCCCATATCTTCCAGTTACTACCTAATGGTGGTGGTGGAGTTGCTACACTCATCGTCTACCTCCTCCATTAGCCTCTATTCTCATAATTCCTGATCTCCAGTTAGTGTTTCCTACACCTTGAACCTTCATTCTTACTTGTCTACCACTAAATCTAACATCTGTTGGATTCGTCAGAGTGAAAGCACCATGCGATGTCTCTGTCGAATTTGGATAGAATCTTGATTTAAAGGTTACATTAACTTCTCCCTGTGTCGTTTCGTCAGGTATGAGCTGAGTAACTTTCATTATAGTATCGCCATTTCCTAGACTAATTGGCCCGCTCTCTGCATAAGGTTTAGATGATCCTGTATGTGCATATCCTGTCTCGTGGTTGTATAAGTCACCATCTGCATCACACCATATAGGATTTTTAAACACACCTATGTCAACACCTGCTGTCCTGTCTAGTACACCTACATTCCAATGACCTTCCTTGTAGTCCAATGAAATATATCTGTTGTTTTCAAGATTACCTGCACTCGGATAGAACCACCATATCTCTCCATGTTGTGAATTATGGACTGCATAGACCTTGCTTATTTGTGAAGAATTAATGTCATCGAATACATAATCCAATGCTTCACAGTCTAATTCTTTAGCTACTGATCCATCGAATGTGTAGAATCCTTTCTTGCCCATCCAAAATGCACCCTCATCAATAGCTACTGCACCTTTTCTAGATGCTACACCACAAGCTGTACCAACTCTCTCGAATCCATATATGAATGGCGGCCCGGAGTAAGTAGCTACATGTGCATCATTATCTGTCAGTATAAGTGTCTGACCTCTCATTCTTAGTCCACACATGATCTGCCCAGTAGTCTGAAGTTCCATATCACCTGCCTCGTTTGTCGCTGAAGGTGTCCAAACTGTGTTTGCTTCCTTGTCACACCATGCAACCTTTCGAGGATTACCACCTGCTCCGAGGGCGAATACGAATCTCTCTTCAGTTACCACCATTGATTTATTTCCTGTTGGTGCATTAGCAACGATCTGAGCAACTACTCCTGTATTAAGTTGCCACTCATAAATCTTGCCATCCTTGGATGAACACGCTAGAAGATACTCACCCCATGTGTCCAATGCCCATGTTGTCGCTTCTGCGTAAATACCTGAACTTGTTGGTTCCCTACTATACTCATCATGTCCATAGAATCCACCACCATATCCAAGGTTAAGTGAACCATTCAAATTACCTGATGTTAGACCTGAAGGTGTAATGTCATAAACTGTGTGTGAGGGATTAATGTATTTAAGTGAATTGTATGTACCACCTATTAAATAGGAATCACTTGAATTGTCCAAGAAAGAAATCATACCTCTAGGTGCATCAGGAAATGCACTTGTCTTTCTACTTTGCCATCCACCAACTGGTCTTAATGATCCATTATGCCATCTGACAAGACTAGCATCTCGCCATCTATTGGAAGACTCGAAATCTGTTCCGTTTCTATGTATGCCCGGTGGTAATTGTAAAGGTATTAATGCCATAATGTTATGCCGCTATCTGTGTCCATGTTACTGAATCGTTAGTAATAATTTCCCATTTCTCTCTACCTATTGTAATTGTTACTGAAGTTGAGCTTACTATACCACCAGTTCTAAATGTCGCAAATCCTGATGCTAAAAATGAAGCCTCTGCTTCTAACACAATACTGCCTTGGAAAATTTGTTCTGAGTCTGATGTTACTACTGCCTCTGCCAAATTTGATGGAGTATTTGCTGTTCCACCCATTGCTGAATGACTACCACAATAGTAATAAAGAGTTGGAGCATCAGCAGGAACTACAAACGTGCTTTGTGTTGAACTATTGTGTGTGACACCTGTAGTGTATTCAGAACCACTATTATGTGTGCCATCAGAGGTCGTTGAAAACCTAAATGGATGAATTGCAGGATAATTAAAGACGTAAGTGTTGCCTTCAACAAGCACTAGCGTTGGTTGCTGAACTTGTGTTCCTGTCTCTGATATAAAGTATTTGTGGTTTCCTCCCACATCTTGGTGTCCTACTTCATAGGTAATTGTGTAAGCACCAAGGCTTGTCGTTGATGCGATACCACCTCGTGTAGCAAATCCTAATACAGTTATACTCGCAACTGCTGTTGGCACACCTGATCCAAACCTTACCCTGTTACAAACTGCGGCTATGGTTGCTGAAGCTGTTAGTGTAGCATCTCCTACCACAACAGTCACAGCACTAGCTGTGTTTGAGGCTATGGCAGTTACTGTTGCACTTCTCTCTCCAACTACCTGACCTGCTGTTGTAATCGTTGCTTCAGGAGTAGCTGTTGCACCACTCGTTCTGACTCTTGTACCATTGCCAGTTGAATTAACTGTAGTTGCTGATGTACCATCTATTATTACAGAACCTTCAGGTACTCTTCTACCACTTGCTGTTACAGTTGCAACAACAGATACTGTCGATTGCAGAATGTTCTGTACTCTATTACAAGTAGCTGTGGCACTCGATGTAGCTGTTACAACTGTCTGTAGGTCTGATTGATCATAAACCTGTTCACCATAAATACCATGTCCATAAACCATCTTGTCCGATGCTTCAAGGAAGAACTCCTCTGCGGTACAGGTTGTAGCCGAAGCGACCGCAATCGGTATCGTAAAGTTAAACGTACAAGTTGAATTTGCTGTTATCGTAGCTGTAGAAGTCATAGAGGCACTAGCCAATCCAACAATCTCAGCACTACAAGTAGAAGCACTCGTTACTGTTACAGTTGCCTCTGCATTACCTAAGAATCCACCTATAGCGGCGAATCCTGATGCACCTGCTGATAAAGCACCTGAAAGTAGTATCCTTTCACCTGATGCTGTTACAGAAGATACAGCAGTTACTACTGTCTGTAAATCACCTTGAGTATATTCGTTCTGTCCATACAAGCCTGAACCATAGGAGAAAACATCTGTTTCTTCTAGGATTACAACTTCACCACTACAAGTAGCAGATGAAGCTACAGTTCCTGTTATTTGACCTGAACCACGAGCTACTTGCCAATTTACATTGGCAATAGTACAGGTGGCTGTGACTGTAGCTGAAGCATTTTGTACTTCACCCACACTCGAACCATAGGTTCTTACACCATAGACCGATTCGCTATATTCAAAAGCCATTTACAGGCTCGTTTTAGTTAAGCGTTATATCTAGATCACCCGATGGAACACGAAATACGTCACCAGTAGCAATAGCTTTACTTGACGATAAAGTCGCATAAGCCATTAAGTTGCCTGATGTAGATGCATCATATACACCAACATGAGTAACTGTACCCCACGATCCTGTAGCTGTAGGAAATTCTACTGCCGCATTGTTTGAAGTTGTGTTACCTGAAGTTGTAAATGCAACTGATTGTCTAGCATATGCAGAACCTGATAACTCAGTTACTGAACCTGCTTCACCATCAGAGATTGCTGTAAACAACGCTAAGTATTTAGTAGAAGGAGCTGTGTAAGCCGCCCCTGCAAATACATGGTCTAATATTTCTGTTTCTAAAAAGTTTGTAAAACTCATACTAATCCTCTCACTTTAAGTTTCAACCCTGAACCACTATAACGAGCCAGTTCAGAGGCTTCATTTAATCTAGCTACTGCGGCAGAATACATCTGTGCCCAAATAGCTACCCTCTGATCTTCTGCTAGATAAGGTGCTGAATGTAATAACGATCCATAAAGATATACATCAGGCGAATCTAAAAGAAGCCAGTTATCTGAGTTGCTACTTAAAGACGGAATCTTCTGATAGTAGAGCAACTCAAAGTCTGTGTCTTCTGACGGAGTTGGGTACAATTGAAATTGTCCATCTGCGTGTGTGTAATAAATTGGTGTTCCACTTACATCTTCAGCACTAGCTCGTTTGTCTGCCATTGCATCTCTTGATATAAGATTAACTACTGTTGTTCCTGTAGCAGTTAGGTGTAATCTAATTGTTTCTACCCAATCAGCAGGATATTGCATATACTCATCTGCAACTGATTGCTGTCCACTTGAACGAGCTTCCATATTCCAATGTCGTACATCTCTGTTGATCTGTGCTTCAGCCAGGGTTATGAAATCAGGTATGACTGCTGTCAGATCATCTCTGTTGAGGAAGTCAGCGATACTTGCTTTTAATGCTGTATATGTATTGAGTGCCATATTAAAATCCTAGGTTGCTTTGTGCTTCTAACTCATAAGGTGATATTCTACCTTGCAAATATTGTATCTTAAAGTTTTCAACTTGAGCATCATTGTATCCCCTTGTAGCACTTATGATCTCTGATTGTTCAGCAGGAGTCAATGCACCTAAAGCCTGTGCAAACATTGTGTCTACATTGGATACTTGATTCATTCCTTCTCTTTCAGTAAATTGACCACCACCCTGTTCTTTTAAAAATCTCATGTATTCTTGTTGAGATGTGCTTAAATTTGGAGAACTATCAGGTAAACCTAGTAATTTATTCCCTTCTCTTTCAGTAAATGCACCACCAAATGTTTCTTTTAAGTCTCTCATTGTAGTACCCGAATCAGGAACATATCCTTTCATGGTATTCAATGCACCTGTAGTCGCATTGTTATATGCTGTTGTATTTGCTAGAGGATCAATGTATTGCATCTGACCTGCTGTGTAGTTGTCACCTGCTTTCATTTTGCTTTTATCAATAAATGATTGGTAACCACCATCTCCACCTTTATCTTTGTAATAATCGTACTCTGCTTTTGATGTGGTTGCTCCCATTACACCTTGCTCTTCCTTTGAGACACCTTTGCCTCGTTCCTTAAAGAGTTTTTGTAGTAAGTCCATGATACCAAAATTACCCTCTGCCATCTTATCTCTCCCTTGTTTTTCCGATAGTATATTCTATTTTTGCCTTCGTGTTTGACTGAATACATTTGCTAATGCACCCATAACATCCCTTCTTTGATCCTTTATTTGCTGACTATGACCTTCATCAACCCATTGATCATCCATAAATACTCCTAAAGCTCTAGCAATATTTTCTTGTATATCTTCCAAAAATGGATACTGTGGATTCTTCTTGTACTCTCCCATTAGAGCTGTCGTATAGAGCTTACCTAGAATTTCTCTTGGATTGTTTCTACCTTCGTGATGTGATACATTAACTTGATCTTCCATATCCAAGTGAGCAGTTCTAGGATCACGCATCCATAACTCCATCAAATTCTCTTGTGTCATAGCATGAGGCTTCCTATTGATCATAGACTCTACCACATCACTCAAAAAGAAATTGCCATCGCCTAAATTCCAATCTAGATAATGACCATACTCGTGTCCAGTAACATTTGAAAAAGGGATTAGAGTATTTCCCTGATGACTAATAGCATCTCTTGACATTTCTGCACCATCCCTAGTTATAGCCAAATGATTTTCATTAGGATTGTATTTACCCCATGCTCTTAATAAACCACGTTGGTTTAAATCCCAGTTCATACCAGTATTCCTTTCTAGCCATTCTCGTTCATACTTATCTCTTGGTTCACTCTCTATATGTGGATTCTTTGCTACATTAACCATAAAATTTTTACCATAAGGGATATCTCTATCAGCAGATGATGAAAGTTGAACATCCCAAGGGAATAGATTCTTTCGATCTACCTTCAATCCAAACTTCTCGAAGGTCTTTAATGTTCTATCACCAAACTCATTCCATATAGGATGGCTACCATGAACCATGTCAACTGTTGCACCAAAGGTTGATGGTGTGTACTGATCATAATAATGTGGAGACTCTCGTTGAGGTATATCCATTACTCCTGCTCTTTGTTGGTACACTTCTTTAAGTTTATTTATCTCTGCTTGATTGGGTTTAGTGTTAGATGCTGAACCTAACAAACCACCAAGACCTTCGTATGCTTCTTTTAGTAGACTCATGCTAGTAACCCTTGTTCTATTATGTCTGTTTTGAGTAACCCGGAGTCTATTTTATTTGCTTCACCATATTGTGGCAATGGTATTACTTTGCTGTCTTCGGGTAAATTAGGTAATGCTTTCCTCATATTTTCTATCATTTCAGGAGTAATTTCGATGACATAATTTACCTCACCATCTATTTCCATTTCTTTGAGTTTACCACCTTTATACTTTTCTAATAGTTTACGAGCTGCATTAGGCAGTTGCTTGTCATATATATTTTTATATAGTTCTTGGTATCTAATATTGCCTTTTTCGTTTAACTCTCTACTTCTATTCCATTTATCTAAAATTTGCGAACTACTAGACCAACTAACAAACTTTAATCCTTTTGCATGTGCCTTTTGTATTGCATCTTGTAACCCAGTTGTAATGTAAATGTCTTTATGTTTTAAAGGAGTACGATCCATTACATCGTGATCTTCCCATCCCTCTCTTTTCCTGTCTGTAACATCTTGTTGATTAACTACATAGTCCTCTACATCACTAAACATACGAGTTTCGGAATATTTATGTATGTCAAAGTTAGCACTATCAGGATTGTATTCATTGTTTTCCCAATCTGCATTTATATCACTAATCACTCTCTTAGTTTGTAAATCAAAATCCTCAAATGCTTTTTTGAACTCTGGACTATTCATAGTAGCAGTAGAAAGACCTTGTTGGGCGCCTGGAATGTTATGAGATGTAAATTGATTCCATATACCTTTGTGAGACGTTTTTTTAACACTTGCTATAAATGCTGCTTTAAACATATAGTTAGGAACATCTTGCAAGGCTGCCCTTGCTGTATCTAAATGCGTTTTGTCATCAGGATAAAGATCATACTCATCCATAGTATCTTCAAACACACTTATTGCTGTACGATAAGAATGTAAATCTTTATCGTATACTCTTAATTTATCACCTATATCATCGTATTCAGTTTGAGTGAAACCAAATTGTCTTCCATCTTGTATCCAATCAGACTGCATCTCTTCAATAAAATAAATAGGAGTATCTGTTTGAATCATATCCAGATAAGTTGAAGGATTTTCAGTAATAGATGAACCATCTTTATGGTAATCACCCCTAGGTCTTATTGTTTTACGATAACTGATTAAGGTATTTGGGTTAGTGGTTCCATAATGACCTTCTGTGTATTTAGATTCACCACTCCTAGGTACAAGACTGATTAATTCTTCGGAATATGTATTTTCATATTGCTTTGCAACAGAACCAAGATAACCATGATACTGGGATTGGCCATGACCTCGTTCATCACCTACAGACCTTACTGCTTCTAGGAAACCTCTTTCTTGTGCATCAGTATTAAGCATTGCCTGTGCTCTTGGTAAATCTACGCTATCTGCAATTAAGTTCATTTCAGGATCGTAAACAAAATACCCATTATCATTATTTCCAGCAACTAAATACTCAACTGATTCCTCAGGACCGTCATATCCTTCGTGAGTATCAACTGTTATTCTTTGTTCAAAGGTTGGATTTTGTAAATAGTCCTTTTCTGCTATTGTATAAAGTGCATCCTGAAAATCAAGTACCTCATCCACATTTTTGTCATTTTGCCCCCATTGAGCTTGATTTGAACCTCTTGCCATCATATCCGGGCCTCCATGATGCAAGTCTTTAGCTAGAAGTTGATCCCATTGTTCTATACCTGAATTGTTTAGTTCTTGTAGTGCTGTTAAGGATGTCTTGTTCTCTTGAAGTAATTGACCAATAGCTGGTTGGTTTTCTCTAGCGGCTTTGTTTAACGCTTCCATTGATTGGAAGTTTATATGTGCTTCTAAACCATGTGTCAATGGATATTTTTCTGGCTTATCTTCATGCATTTGAAAGAAAACTCTTGCCATTTTATCATCATCTCTTGATGCATCAGCTTGTCTAACTGTAAATGAATAATACTCATTATCTTGAACATAGTTAAATGGGTAATGCTCTCTATACTCCGTATCTCTTGCACGAAGACTACGATCTATATGACTTATTTCTGTGTCTGCATGTACTTCAAATGAACCTCTCATATCTGCCATTAAGTTTTCGCTGATTTCTTGAACTACTTCAGGGTTTTCCACTACACTCAATGTGCCATCAGGAGTTTCAATCTCACCAATCTGATAACGCTCATTAACTCCTCTCTCCACAGCAGGGGTTGGCCCGTATTCTTCCCACGTTTCGTAAGGATCGTGAACAAATGCCATATTTGGCGTGTAATTTAGTGTATTCACACCTGTATTAGTTGGTGACAACAAAGATGTAGAAAGTAGACTTGTTCGGTTAAGACTTATGTGATCTAACAAACCTTGTTGAGTTACTGATTGACCATCTAAGTTCTTCACATAATCATCAATGTTTAAATCTTTTATTTCAGCAGCTAATATGCCTCTTCCTTGTAAGTAAGGCACAACTTGATTGGCAGCCATTGAGGGTTGTTTCATATCCATAACTGTCTTTTCAGCTTTAGAGTATGTACCTGCTGCATCAAAGAAAGGATTATCACCCACATCCTTTATTGATAGACCAACAGGGAGCGCTCCAAGAGTTCTTACTTGATCCGTTATTGCGGCTAATCTTTCTGCACTTAAATAATTCTCTAGTTTTCTTGCTCCCCATACACCACCGAATACCATAGCGACAACATCAGCTGGATGTTCAAGTGCCGCCTTTCTTACTGCGCCAGGAGTGCTAAAGAATTGTTGAGCAGAGTCCAGCACGAATGTTGCCATCTCTTCATTCGTAGTGTTGTCGATGTTTGGAAATAAACCTGCCTTTGTTGCCAGGCCCGATCCTAAACCGAATATTGCTTTACCTGTTTTGATAGGATTCATCGCAATATCAATGCCACCTTCAGCTATTTCAAACAAATTTGATGGTAAGTTCTTTCCAAATACTTTAGCATCTTGTACAGTATTAGCAACTATATTGTCTAACAGACTCAGACCTGTTACTGGTTCATTGGGATGTTTGTTGATTACTGGAGGAGCTTCAATCTTGTCTTGATAAAGACCAATACTCTTGCCAAACTCGAATGGTTTGTCTACTAACAAGCCTGTAACTTTGTCTTGTCTCTCCTGTTCTGTACCTAAGAAACCTGTAACCTGATTCCCTACTACATCCCATACACTACCAAGAAAACTACTCATACCACTCCCTTCAAATTCCTTCGTAAAGGTTTATCCCAATTCTGATTGTAAGGTTGATACCCTATAGCGAGGTAACGGAATGCATCTGCTCCATGTGATGCCCAGTTGTGGTTTGGTCGCATCCTCCAAGTCTTGCCATTTTCATCCCAATCTCTCTGATAGTTTAACAGACAGTCTATTCCCTTCTCGCAGTTTTTTTCATCAAAGAAACATTTGTCTAGCATAGCTCTGACTGATTGTATGCCATCATCAATAAGTAACTGAGGTGCAATTTCTATTTTGTCAGCGTGAATACCTAACTGATCTAATGTCTCAAGTCTACTCTTTCCTGTTCCAAGCTCTCTAACTCTGATGTCATGTGGAAAAACATACTGATCATAAACATAACCACGATCCTGAAGGACTTTGACATAGTGTTCTAGTCCTACACCTGATGCTTCATAGTAGTCTATTAGATGAACTTCAGTACCAACAAACTGTGCAAACCAAAGTGCTGTTGAATCTCCAATGCCAAGATCGAATGCAACTACAACACCTGTGCCACGATCATATCTTACCTTAGTAATACGATCCTCATCTTTAGCTCTTCTCATTTCAGATGCGTAATAGCTTCCTTCGCTGTAGATTAGATAAGAACCCTCCCAAATATGTTCATACATGTCGGGCCGTTGCTCTTTATCTTCTAGTCTTGTCTGCTCAAGAACGTCTGGGAACCAAGGGTTATCCCTAAAATTCATCATCACACCCTTACTATCGTGAGGAGTCTTATCCCTGAATCTCTCATTGGTTGCTGAGTATTTGCTCTCTGGGTTCCAAGTTACCCATATTTCTGAGTCAACTTCCCGGACTGTTGGAATCAACACATCGTAAGCTCTACCACTTAATGCTTCTGCTTCATCTACCCAGCACAATAGAATACGGGCCTTAGACTTGATTGAGTCTAGTGATCGTCTTAGACCTGAGAACGTGTATGTGATGTGACCATCCTTAGATCGTATGTACTTTTCACCTATCTCGTAGTAATCGTTGAGCCAGGGAATAGATTGAATTGCGGTCTTAATCTCTTCTAATGATGAATCACTCAAGGAGTTCATAAACTCTCTTGCGCAAAGTATCTGCCCTCTTCTTGGTGGATTAGCGTTTCCCCATTGATAACCTTTAACTGCTGTCATCAACGCAAAGCTTCTGGTTTTTCCTGATCCTCTACCGCCGTAAGAATATCTTGTTCGGGCCTTTCCTTCAAAGACTGGTACTAATTTAGGTGGCAGTTCAATCTCAGCTCTAGTCTTCTTCATTCACTTTGGCAACCAGTTCAATGACATTTGGCTGCATACTCTTATCACTAGAAATAATGTCTTGATCCATCTTATCGTGGAACCCATGCTTACCCAATACAAGCTTAGTTATCGCTGAGTTGAATGTGTTATTGAGTCCTTTATTCACCAAGGTTTTCTGTTGAACTTGCATACATCTCCCTAATATGTCGGAAAACTCCTTGCTTTCTTGCCTGGCCCAGTCGTATAAAGTGTCTCTGTGTAAGCCTAAATGCTCTGCCATTCCTTCAATGCTTGGGATCATATCTCCATACATCTCATAGTCATTAATGTAAGCTATTGCCTTCTCTACAATCTCTTTAGAATATTTAGTTGGTCTAGCCATTCAAGTGTACCTCCTCTTCAGGCACTTCGGTAGCCTCAAAACTTGTCTCTAATATAAACATCTCAACTTGCGTATCAATCTCTCCAACAGTAGTGTCTGTTAAATCTCCCATGATCTTACACAATGCTAAGTATTTAACTGGCAATGTAAGTGCATCTAATCGTAAAGGATTACTCATACTATTTCTTCCATACACTAGCAGTAAGGATCGACAGGAACGTCAAGTGAAACAATCCACCGCCCATTAAAGTAAACGGATCGTGCTGCCCTGTGAGTTTCTTCATAAGTTCCATCTGTACTAACGTGTCCTCTGTTGCATTAATTATCTCCATGAACTGGCTGATGTCAGGTCGATTGAGTCCGTACCAAACTGGCACAAACAAAAAATCGTAGAAGCAAATTAATAAATAAATTCCTAGTGCAGAGAATCTGAATCTTTGCATAGAGCGTTCTACTTTTGTCATCTCCTTCATCTAAACACATGGTGGTTTGCACATAAGTGCATCAACACCAATGAACAAAGTTATCACAAAAAGAATCACACCTAAAACAATCAAAGCTATTACTGGCTTACTCATATTGCTCTCCAATTCTGTGTGGGAGGCTTAACTCAGACCTCCCACTCTCTCATTCTACTACTAATCCTCTCCACTCATCAGGTAAATTAAGTCGAATGCCTAAATCATTTTCTGCCCAAGTTATTACTTCATCTAGATAAACTCCCATTTCTTTAGTCGTTAGTTCTGTGGTCGATTTTAGCACCACTCTTTGTCTCTTTGCAACTTCTTCAACTCTAGATTCAAGAAATTCTGACTGACAATGTACTTTTATAGCATCTTTTGTGTTACCTGTTTCAACTCTGATTTGGTCTATGATGCTATGATACAACCTGTTCTGCTGGCCTGATCTAGTCATTTTGTTAGGTTTAATACTTATGATCGCCTCCTCCCCACTAACATTCATAAAAAAAGTTCGAGTCATATTCTCTATAATCTCAGCTTTAGGTTTATCTCGTTTCAGTATTCTTGATAATGTTTCACTCATTTACTATACCCATCTAATGTTGTGTCAGGATAGTGTTCATCTACAAGTAATTGCTTAATCAGTTGTCTCTTGGTTCGAGTCATCGCAAACTGAGCCATCTCTCTAATGAAGTAAGGTTTGTAGTAAGGATGAACAAGGGAGTCATAGATTTGGTGACAATTGTGACATCCATAGAACCCTATGTCATGTCCATTTCTATCTCTAGCCTTAAAACCTACGCCAGGAATATTTTCATGGCAGAATACTACTTTCTCTCCATTAATTCCTGAGTCACAGCCATCAAGGTTCAATGTGCATCTTTTTCCACGAGCTGATTTAGTAATTGCTGTTTGTTTCATTCATTCTCCATACTTCATATCTGCAAACCATACAATGACATCTGCCACACTATAACAAATTTTAACTTGTCCTCCTGCAGCTTCAATCTTACCGATCATAGATTTTTGGTTCTTAGTTAAATACCCTTTGGGATGTGTAGAATCAGCAGGTCTCTTAATCTCTAAACCATAATATAAACCATCGATAATCAAAGTGAGGTCAGGCACACCACTTTTGGTACCAGTTGCTTTGAGTTTAGCACCCTCTACTTTTGACCTAGCACCACCATTCGGAACTGCCCAATAACAAACTCCTCGTATATCTAGGTATTCACATATAGCCTTTTGTATTTTGTCTTCTTCAAACTTCACTGGACGGTCCTGTCATTATTTCGCCCTTGTTATGATTTTTTTCTTTCACCATGTTAATAATTAATCGAAACTTGAGCTGATCACACATATCAATAAGATTTTGACATAGAGTTTGTTTGACATCTTCATCCTCGATCTCACCAATAACATGAATTACATCCAGCATTGTCTGTGTTAATTGGACTCGTTCTTCGTGGCTGATTTTACTTAACGTGGGCATGATGC